CAGCGATAACGGTACAACATACGAATTAGCTCGTGCAGCAGATGCAGATGCCTACACAGAACTTTTCGGTGCTTCAGTATACGTTCTTGAAGGTGTAACTTACGGTAAAACTGGTTGGGTTCAAACTAATCACTACCTCACCAGTTTCTCTAACCAAGTTTGGACACAATTCTCTGGTGCTGGCGCTTATGTCGCTGGTGCAGGTCTTGTACTAACTGGCACTACATTTGACGTAGTTGGTGGTGCAGGTATTAGCGTTACAACTAATGCTGTAAATCTTGCAGATTCAGTAGCAGGTGATGGTCTTACATTCTCTTCTGGTGTAATCGCTGTTGCAGGTACTGCAAATAGAATTTCTGTATCGGCAGATGCTATTGACATTGCATCTACATATGTCGGTCAAACAAGTATTACTACATTAGGCACTGTTACTACAGGTACATGGTCAGCTGACACAATTGCAGCTACTAAGGGTGGTACAGGCTTGACAACTTATGCAATTGGTGATATACTATATGCATCAGATGAAAATACATTGTCAAAATTAACTATCGGCGCAAATGGTAAAGTTCTCCAAGTTAACGGAAGCGGAATACCAGTTTGGGCAGATTTAGATGGTGGTACATACTAAATAATACGGGCGGTTTTTACCGCCCTTTCTTTTACCTTTATTAAGGATTGTAAATGTCAAATAAACTACTACTCAAGAAGTCTTCAGTAGCGTCTAAAGTCCCTCTTACGACAGACTTAGATTATGGCGAGTTAGCAATTAACTACACCGATGGAAAATTATACTTCAAAGATGCAAGCAATGAAGTTAAATTCTTTCAAGCAGGTAGCGGTGGAAACTTTACAGTTTCCGATACAGCGCCAGCAAGTCCATCTAACGGTCAACCTTGGTGGAACAGTACACAAGGCCGTTTATACCTCTATTATATAGATGGTTCATCAGGTCAATGGGTAGATGCAAGCCCTAGCGTAGCTGGTCCTCAAGGTGTAGCTGGCACGATTACGGTAGGCACAGTCACTACAGGTACGGCAGGTTCTAACGTAGCAATTACTAACACTGGAACAGCAAGTGCAGCAGTTTTAAATTTTACAATTCCACAAGGCGCTACTGGTGCTGCAGGTGCAGCTGGTACAATGACAATTGGTACTGTCACAACAGGTGCGGCAGGTACTTCAGCTTCTGTTACTAACGTAGGCACTTCCACAGAAGCTATTTTAAATATTAGCATTCCTCGTGGTGATACTGGTGCTACAGGTCCACAGGGTCCAGCAGGTCCAACAGGTCCACAGGGTCCAACAGGCGCTACTGGTGCTACAGGCGCAACGGGGGCTACAGGTGCTACTGGTCCAGCAGGTCCAACAGGTCCACAGGGTCCAGCTGGTACGGTTACTGGCCTTACTTTAACTGACTCAAGTAATGGCATTAATCCAGATAACGTTACACAAAACCAAATAGGTTATAATACCAGTGTTAGCTTATTCGGTCAAAATGATGGTGGCTTACACTCTTCTGCATACAGCTCTGCATGGATTCATCAAATCTACGGTGACTTTAGAACTGGTCAAATTGCTATTCGCGGTAAAAATAATGGTACATGGCAATCATGGAGAACTGTATTAGATTCCAGTAATTATTCAAGTTATGCTATGCCAATAAATGGTGGGGTTAATGTTAACTTTGATATTGCTTCTAATACTAATTCCAGTTATTACTATGACGCAGCTATTGAATTACGGGAATTAAATCATGGCGGCGCTCAAGGTGCAGCAGGTGGATTTCAAGCAATTGGACCTAGATTAGGTTTCCATTGGGATGGTGTTGTAGCTTCTCAAATTTCAATGCAGAGTGATGGTGCTATTTGTATTATTAATAATCCCGGTACTGCTTATGAACAATTACGTTCAGGAACATTTACATCCTCTGGCAACGTTACTGCTTATTCTGACGAGAGATTAAAAACTGATTGGGTAGATTTACCGAACGACTTTATTTACAATCTAGCTAAAGTAAAAAATGGTACATACACCAGATTAGATAATGGAATGCGCCAAGCAGGTTCATCTGCACAAGATTGGCAAAAATTATTACCAGAGGTGGTGCAAGTATCTAGTGATGACGAGAAGACTTTATCACTCGCTTATGGTAATGCAGCATTAGTTTCATCTGTAGAATTAGCTAAAAAAGTAGTCGAACAAGAAGCCAGAATTAGCCAACTAGAGTGCTTAATTGCTAAAATTATTGACAACTAATACATTTCTCTTGATTTTTCTATAAAAATGTGATATAATTATGTTTATATACTTATAAAGAGGTGAGCATGGAAAATACTACTTTTGCTCCCACGGAAGCAATGCAAAATAATGTCCGTAGGGGTTTAGCTCTACGCGAGAAATGGAACCGAGGTGGTTTATCAATCACTAAAGCCAAAGATATTATTGAAGGTGATTTGTCATTAGCTGACGTTAAAAAGATTTATTCTTTTCTCAGTTCTAATGAACAACAGTACCTACCTAAAAGTAAGCTAAGTGATGGTGGTCCAACTGAAGGCACAATCTCATGGTTACTATCTGGTGGCTCTGCAGGTTATGCTTGGGCAAGAATGCACCTTAAGCAAGCAGAAATTGTAAAGTCTTATACAAAAGAAATTACAGAAAACGAATTAAATTCAGAAGATGAGATTTTAGGTGAAAAGTTAAGTATCACTAAATCTGTTGATGAAGAATTAAAACAAGCGACTTTTATTGTAATGGTTCCTGACGAGGTTGATGCCCACGGTGATACTACTACAGAGGCAGAAGTTCGCAAAGCATGTCATAACTTTAATAAATATTCAATGAAGGCTAATTTGTTTCACTTAGTTGAGACAAGTACTTTCGAGTTTTGTGAAAGTTATTGCTGTCCTACTGATTTCGTTCTTGGCGATAAGTTCGTTAAGAAGGGTACATGGTTAGCCACTGTACAGTCCTTAGATGATAATCTTTGGGAATTAATTAAATCAGGTGATATTAACGGTTTAAGTATTGGCGCTTTGGCGGCAGTCGAAACAATTGAAGAGGAAGAATAATGACCACAACAAAACGTAAAGCTAAACGAAAGTTATCTGATATTAGCTTTGAAAAAGAAGGCGCTCACGTAGCTCTGGTATCTAAAGAGCAAGGCGGTCCTGCTAATAATCATGACTACGCTCTCGTATTAAAAGCTAATAAGTTCAGTGAAGAATTTATTCAGAAGATGCAACAAGTTCGTGTAACTATGGAACTACCAGAATTTCTACGTAAGTTCTTCGGTATGTACTATGAAGATTCTAAAGTACTAGCAGCAATGTTAGGTTACGTAGAACCAGTTCAAGAAGATACACAAACTTACGAAGATTATATTCAATCTCAGTTACAAGCTTTTGAAGTGCTAAAGGCTGCAAATGACGCAGAAAGTTTAGCAGAAGTATTATCTGGCTTAGATGAAACAGAATATCTAGCAATGCTCAATGACCAAGAGTTACTTGAAAAAGCATTTGCTAACGTAGCTAAGGCTACAACCGAATCCGCACCTGCTGCTTCTGCAGAAGGTACTGATACCTCACCCGCATGCGAGGTTACTAAAGAAGAGGTATCTACCTCTGTTAACAAAGAAGAATTGGAGAAATCTAAGATGGATGAAGATGTAAAAATCGAAACCGTAGAAAAAGCTCAGTTTGAACTAGTACAGAAAGCTCTAGACGAGCAAAAAGTAGAGTTACAAAAAGCTTTAGAAGTTATTGCTCAATTTGAAGCTGAGAAAAAAGAAGCTATCAATAAGGCAAAGACTGAACAAGTTAAAGCTATCGTTAAAGACGAAAGCAAAGTAGAAGCAATCGCTAAGGCTGCTCTATCATTAGAATCTGAAGACGATTTTACAGCCTTCTTAGCTGCTATGCAAGCTATGATGACCACTGTAGAAACATCTGAGATGTTTGTTGAAAAGGGTGCTTCTACACAAGAAGAAGAACCTAAAGTTCAAGAATCTGCTGTGGCGAAATTGCTAAAAGCCAAGCAAGCTACTAAGTAATTTATATTTAAAGGAAAAATAAAATGGCAAATCCATTCGCAACAGAAGCTAAACGTCTATCAAACGTAGTTAAGCAAGAATTATGGGCAGAAACTGGTTACACTCGCGCAGTTGTAACAGTTAACGAAGCTGCTGCTAAGTCATATGTACCGGGTACCGTCCTCGGTAAAGTCACCTCAGGTGGTAAATACAAAATCGCTGTACAAACAGCTGAAGATGGTTCTGCAGTAGCTGATGCTATTGTAATGGGCGAAGAAACTATCGCTGCTAACACAGATACTAAAGTCCTAGTCCTTATCAAAGGTCCAGCTATCGTATCTAAGGCTGGTTTAGTTTTAGACGCTACTTACAATGAAGCTGGCGAAAAAGCTGCCGTATACGCTGCTCTTGAAGCCAAGGGCATTGCAGTTAATGACGCAATCTAATCTTAATATTAAATAATAAGGAATATATAACATGCAAGTACGCAGTTTTGAAAAACCATTTGAGTTAGTAGACTACACACAAGAACTACTTTTAGTTCCTAATAAGTGGGGTCTAATCAACGAATTAGGCATCTTCTCTTCAGAGCCAGTTTCACAACACTCTGTAACAGTTGAGTCTACCCAAGGTACATTAGGTATTGTAACTGACCAAGTTCGCGGCGCTCGTAACACTATGAACAGTGACGACACACGTAACCTACGTTCATTCCCAATCCCTCACTTCCCATTAGATGACGCTATCAAGCCTCAAGATATCCAAGGTAAACGTGCCTACGGTTCTGCAGACGCTGCTGAAACTGAAGCTGCTGTTACCGCACGTAAGTTAGAGCGTATCCGTTCTAGCCACGCTATCACTCTTGAAGCTGCTCGTGCCTATGCTCTTACTACTGGTGCTATCTACGCTCCAAACGGTACAGTATCTGGTAACTTCTTCACCGATTTCGGCGTAACACAAAAGTCTATCGACTTCGTATTAGGTACTACAACTACCGACTTACTCGCTAAGTCTGAAGAAGGTATCGCTCACATTCAAGACAACATCTTAACTGGTGAAGTCGTAAACGAAGTGATCGTTCTTTGCTCACCAGCATTCTTCGCTAAGTTAATCGCTCACGCTACTGTTAAAGAAGCTTACAAGTATTACACTAGCACACAAGAGCCATTACGTCAGCGTTTAGGTTCTGGCCTATATCGCCGTTTCGTACACGGTGGTGTAACATACATCGAATACCGTGGTTCTTACAACGGTACAGCCCTCATCCCTGCTGGTGAAGGCGTAATGTTACCAACAGGTACAGCTGATATGTTCAAGACATACTTCTCACCTGCTAACCGTTTCAGCCACGTAAACACGCTCGGTGAAGAGGCTTATGCGTTCACATACCGTGACCCTAAAGACGTTGAAATCCAGATTCAAACTGAATCCAACTTCTTAAACTTAATTCGCCGCCCTGCTGCTGTGGTTAAGGTCACTACATCTAACTAAAATTAGATACGAGATTGGCTCCTTCGGGAGCCTTTCTTTTAATAGTTTATGGTATAATATAGACTATTAAAAGAAATTTATCATAAAGGATACATCATGACAATTAAAGCTTTACGCATAGAACTTGGGGATACTGATGTAAATTTCCCAATTATGTCTGATGAAGAGTATCGTTATTTTCTCGACAAGAATGAATGGTCAGTTCGCAGGTCTTCTTTAGATGCTGCTAAATCAATGCTGATGAAACTTTCATTACGTCCAGACGAAAGCGTAGATATTTTTAGTATTAAAGGTAGTTCATCTGCAAAACAGTTTATGCAAGCTTTACAGATGTACATTAGCAATCCAGATTTAAACCCTATCTATACTAACGCTATGCCTTACGCTGGCGGTATCAGTAAAGCAGATATGGCAGCTAATGATGCCAATGCAGATAATAATATTGTCACTACTCCTTCACAAGATACAACAGGTCTACCTTCTTTACAATTTAATATCTGAGGTTATTATGTCTAACCCATTTTTAAATTCAACAAAAAGAATGATTGACCAACATGGTCAGTCTGTAACATATACAAAAGTTACCGAAGGCACTTACAATATTGAAACTGGTTCTACGACAAATACTGACACAACTTATACCGTCAAGATGTATAAGAAACATATCAGGTCTAACCAATATAACTACCCTAACTTAATCGGTAGAAACGCTGTGATGTTTTACTTAGCTAATTTAGATTTAGCTTTTACTCCAGAATTACGAGACAAGATTACCGTCAATGGTGAAGTTTTCGATATAGAGTCTATTGTAGAGCATAGTGCTAGAGGTGAAATAGTTTTATATAAGTTAATTGCCATAAAGGGTTAATTATGAGAGTAACTTGCAACCTTGATGAAGTACTAGCCAGTATTAAAAAGCTAGAGGAAGAGGTTACTCGTAAACTCGAAGGTATGGTCGAGATATTTGTTTATAACATTGCATGGCAAGCTATTGAGAATACACCTTACGGTAACGCAGTCCAGAATGCAAGATACTACAACTCACCTGCTCGTTTAAAATGGTTTATGCCTATTGAAGGTTCTGCTAAAGGTGGTTGGACAGTTACAATGGAGACACCTAGCCGTGTATTAGTTCCATTACGCGCCGATAGTGAAAACGCTATAAACACTAAAGAAGATGCCGAGAGAGATTCTAAAGCCTATAAGCTTGGTGAGACTGTATATATTATGAACAGTGTACCTTACGTAGCTACGGCAGGTTTTACATCCCCTAGTTTTGGTTCCTTAGAGGGCGGCTATTCTGCACAAGCACCTCAAGGTATTATGGGGCCGACAGTTGATAGCATCTTGAATGTGTATCAGCTTAAGTTAAACGAATATTATAAGGCAACATAATGGCTATAGTCGAAATTAAAAAAGCTGCAGAAAGACACCTTAATACTTTAACTCCAGTTATCCCTACAGCTTGGGAGGGTGTTAGTTTTAAGCCTCCTGCAGGGTTGTATCAAAGAGTTCAGTTTGTTATTCAACCACCTGAAGACCCTGTATTAGGTACAGGCTTTCATAGAGAACGAGTTACACTACAAGTATTTTTAAATGGTAAATCTAATAAAGGCACTTCAGAGGTACTAACTCAAGCCGAAATAATTAGAACACATTTTAAAAAAGGTACAGTATTTGTTGAAGGTTCGGTAAAAATCCATATTTTATCTACACCTCAAATTGCTGGCACTTCTGTAGTTTCAGATAGGGTTATTTGCCCTGTCTTAATAGAATTAGTAGCTGAAGTATATTCGTACTGATTTGGTTTACTGGTTTCCTAAATCAGTTCATTTGCAAATGAAAATTTAAATTGGAGAAAACAATATGACAATCGCAAAAGGTACGGCTAAACAAGTCGGCTACAAAAAAGAAAGCGTATTCGGTACATTAGCTGGTGCTTCTGGCGCTAAATTATTACGCCGTGTTACTGCTAACTTTAACTTAACAAAAGAAACATACGAATCAGGTGAAATTAGAACTGACCGCCAAATTGCCGATTTTCGTCATGGTGTACGTAGTGCAACTGGTTCATTAAATGGTGAATTATCTCCTGCATCTTACGCTGACTTTATCGGCTCAATTTTAGCACGAGACTTTACGAACGGTGTTTCAACTGTTGGTGCATCAGTAACTATTACTGCAGTAGGTAATGTCTATACATTAGAACGCGCTGCTGGTGATTTCTTAACTGACGGTTACAAAGTTGGTACAGTAATTCGTTTAGATGGTATCGATTTAAGCGCAGCAAACGTAGGTAATAACTTACTTATCACTAACGTTACAGATACAGTATTAACAGTATCTGTTGTAAACGGTGATACTTTAGTTGAAGAAGGCCCAATTGCTGATGTAGATATTGCCACTATTGGTAAGACTACACAAGTTCCTGCATCAGGCCATACAGACCAATCTTACACAATTGAAGAGTGGTATTCTGATATCGGTCAGTCTGAAGTATTTTCTGGCATGAAGGTAAACAGTGTAGCTGTACAATTACCTGCCACTGGTTTAACTACTATTGATGTAGGTTTTGCTGGTAAAGATATGGCCCAAACTGGCACTAGTCAGTATTTCTCTTCACCAACTGCCCAAGGTAGTAACGGCATCTTTGCTGCTGTTAACGGTGTAATGCTTGTTGACGGTTCACCTGTAGCCTTAATCACTTCTGCTGATTTCACTATTGACCGCGCAACAGAAAATGCAGTTACAGTAGGTTCTAACTCTGTTGCTGATATTTTCACAGGTCGTATTCGTGTAAGCGGTAACCTAAGTGTATATTTCCAAGATGCTGCTTTCCGCACATACTTTGATGAAGAAGTTCCTGTATCCTTAGTTCTAGTTTTAACTAGTGATTCAAGTAAGGACTCTGATTTCGTTACATTCACCTTACCTAAAGTAAAATTAGGCAGCTTTACAAAAGATGACGGTGAATTAGGTATTGTTGCTGCAACAAGCTTCCAAGCACTATCTAATGGTGTTGTTTCTGCTGGTCTTCCAGCCACTACAATCGCTGTACAAGATTCTGCAGCTTAATAGTTGCCCTTAGAGGCCATAGAACCCCTTGGTGAAAACCTTGGGGTTTTTTTTTTGTTTTCTACATCTTGCTTTTTAAGTAAATATATGCTATAATTGTACCTGTATAGCAGATATTATATGTATCTATTTATTAACATCTCGAAAGGATAATATGTCATTTGACTTAGCAAAAAATAATTTAAGCGAAGCTGCAGATATTGGTTTTGAATTTGAACTAGTATACCCTGCAACAGAAGAAAAAACTGGAGCTTTTATTACAGTACGTGGCGAAGAATCAAAAGTTGTAAAAGCTTACGGACGTAAGAAATTCGCAGAATATGAAGCTAAACGTATTCAAGCTGCCCGTAAAGGTAAAGAGAATGCTCCACAAGACTTAGACGACCTAGAGGATTCAGCAATCGATGCAGCTGTTGCACGTATTATTAGCTGGCGCGGTATTTCTGATGGTGGAGTTGAAGTAGTATTTACACCTGAAACAGCTAAAAAAATTATGAAAGAACACAGCTGGATTCGCCAACAAGTACTGGAGGAATCTTCACAGATTCTCAACTTTCGACCAAGAGGCGATTGAACAAGCGGTAGCTTTTGCTAATCAAGAATTCAGGTTTAATATAAAAGGTTCAGACGGTTCTAATTTAAAACAGCATTTAGAAAGCGTCTGGCGACAAACAGGCATAAAGCCAAAGGAATTAAATGAATTGGTAGAGTTACCTACCAGTTGCATCCTTGTTTGGAAATATTTTATGTCATTACATTCTACAAGAACTAGTAATGGTTTTGGAGCAAATCCGATTACGTTCTCAGAAATGAAAAGTTATTTTGATTTAATTCAAGTTGAACCTGAAGAGTGGGAGATAGATTTAATTAGAAGATTCGATTCTGCGGCAATCGATTCCTATGAAGAGGCTGCTAAAAAATCGGCTCCAAAGCAATAAGCAACAATATGCCCTCTACGGAGGGCGTTTATCTTTAGTAATTACATTAGTTATTAAAGCTAAACACAACACATAATTAGGAAATATTATGGATTTACAAACATTGACGTTCAAAGTTGAAACTGGCGAATTAACTAAAGCAGTTACAGCAATAAAAGAGTTAGGTGCAGAAGTTTCTAAGCTTAATAAGCCTGTAAAAGAATCTACTGTAAGCACAGAAAAAGCTACTAAAGCTACAAAAGAAAATACGACTGTACTACAGCGTCAGCAAGATATCCTGAAATACATGACAGAAGGCTACTCTAAGGGTCAAGCTTCAGTTATGGCTTATGCTAAGGCTTCTGGTGCTTTAAACGGTGATATTGAACTCTTAGGTAAGACTTTAAAGACACAGAGAACTTTAATGGGTACAGACCCATTTGATAAAAGTATTGGTGCTTTACAAACCCTAAGAAACGAATATAAAATGGTTAATGAGGTGCAGAACCTTTACAACCAAAACTTAGGTTTAACTAAGTCTCAGATGGAAACATTGGCGCGTGAAAAACAACGCCTAATTGCCTTATATGAGATTGAAGGTAAAGATGTTAAAAATCTTGAGCTAGAATACAAGTTACTAGTTGATGAAGCCACTAGAATTGCACAAGCTGAGAACGCTATTGCAACTAGTATGCGTAATAAAGAAAAAGCTTTAACTGAAACAGCTAAGGCAAACGCTTATCTTGAAAAAGAAACTCGTAGATTAGATAGTGCCTTAAAGGAAACAAATAAGGATTTATCTTCAGGGTCTAACAACGCTCTATTACGTTTTGAAGAAGCTTTACGTAAATCTGGCAAAACTGCTGCTGAACAATCAGTCGCTCTTGAAGCTTATCGCCAAAAATTAACTGCTGTAAATAAAGCCAGTGGAAACAGACAAGTAGATTATTTATCTCGTGCTTTAGGTCCACAAATTACCGACATTGGTGTTGGTTTACTTACAGGTCAAAGCCCATTAATGGTTCTACTCCAACAAGGTGGTCAATTACGTGACCAATTTGCATTAGCTGGTGTAGCGGGTAAGGACATGGGTAAAATGCTCGTAGACGCTTCTAAAGCGATGGTAACAAGTATTAAAGATGTGGCATTAGCTGTCGGAGGTTTACTCTTCAATGCATTAAAATCTGTAGCTACAACAATTAGTGGTGGAATGTTCACCTTATTCGTAGATGGTTTTAAGGCTCTAGTATTAGGTGGTGAGGCTGCTGCAGTTTCATTAGAACGAGTTAAACTTGCCGCTATTGGCTTAGGCAAGGTAGGTTTAGTAGCCTTAGTTGCAACATTAGCCGCACTAGGAAAAGGTTTCTATGATAGCGTAGTTCAAAGTGATGCACTTGTAAAACAACTTACATTAACTGGTGGTTCATTAGGTTTAACAAAAGACCAAGCTATCCGTTATGCAGAAGCATTAAATACGGTTGGTATTAGCACAACAAAAACTCTAAGTGTTATTTCAGCTATGGCTAAAGAAGGTGGTTTTCTGGCCTCTCAAATTGCCTTAGTAACTAAAGCTGCTGTTGACATGCAAACATACGCTGGTGTTCCAATTGAAGACACAGTTAAGTCTTTTGCTAAAATGCGCGATGAACCAGTAAAAGCTATGTTTGAATTAGCTAAAGCTACTGGAATGGTTCCTGCTGAAACTATTCGTGCAGTTGTAGAATTAGAAAAGCATGGTAAAGCTGCAGAAGCTACAGCTCTTGCAATTAAGACATTGGCAGAAACTAATCGTACACAAATTTCTAAGATGAAAGAAGACTATAGCAGTTTTGCTATCTTCATGAAAGAAACTGGTGCAGCAATTGCAGACTTCTTCGATAAAGTTTTCACTGATTTATGGTATAAAGCTGACCCTAAGACTGCAATTAAAGAACAGATTGCAGCTATCGATGATTTATTAAGTAATAATGCTGGTTTAGCTGGTATTGTTGTAGGAAAATTCGGTATTGGTGAAGAAGGCTTCAAAGCGCAGAAAGCAGCTCTACAAGAGAACTTACGTTTAATTGAAAAAGCTGCTGCAGCTGAACAAGACAGAAAAGCTCATGCTTCAGAAATAGCTAAAGCTTATGAAGGTTATAACAAAGACCAAGAACAGTTTGCAACTAACCGTCAAAAACGTGAAAAGGAAATTGCAGAGGCAACCATCCGAAATCAGAAATTGATTGCAGACGGTATTATTACACAAGCTCAACATGAAGAGCAAATTGCTAATATCCGTAAGAAGTATAAAGATGAGCAACGTTCATTAACATTCTTTGAATCTGAAATGCAGAATGCCCAAAAGATGGTAGCTGTATATGAAGATGCTCAGATTAACATGAATGAGGCTCAAAAGCGCATGTTATCTTTAGCTGTAGACCCACGCTTCTTAGAAGAAGGTCAAAAGAGACAGCAAGAGATTATGGTTGCACTTGTCAAAGCTTCAAATGAAATTAATGCTAAGACTAGATTTCAATACGGTACTAAGAACAATGCAGCACTTCTAGAAGAAAACGAAGCACTGAGAGTCCAAACAGAAATGATTGGTGCTACTGATATAGCTAAAATTAAATACACTAGGACATTAGAAGCCGAGAAGAAATATCGTGCAGAACTATTAGATATTGATAAACAAGCTTGGAGTTCTAGCGATAAAGAACTTGAGCGTATGGCTGCATTAGAGCGTTATAATCAACGTGTAAAAAACGCAGACACAGAGATTGCCAATGTACTAAAAGCTGAACGTGTTAACGCATACGGTGCAGCATTCGAAAATGCATTTAACGGTATGGCTGATGCCCTCACTACATTTGCTTTAACAGGTAAATTAAGTTTCAAGGGTTTAATTGACTCAATGATTACGGACCTTATCCGTTTTGAAATGAGAGCACAAATGACTGCGGTTTATCGTAGCATTGGTGGCGCACAAGGTATTATGAGTGCATTTACAGGTGGTTGGCAATCAGGTACACAGGCTTCAGGTGCAACTGTTGGTGGCCCTATGTCTGGTGGTGGTCAATCTATGGTAGCTACTCCAATTGGTCCATTGCAAGCCGATGGTGGTGCATGGGCTAACGGATTACAGATGTTTGCTAAAGGCGGCTCATTTACGAATTCAATTGTAGATAGTCCTACATTATTCAAGTTTGCTAAAGGCACTGGAATGATGGGTGAAGCTGGTCCAGAGGCTATTATGCCTTTACGCCGTGGAGCTGATGGTTCCTTAGGGGTACAAGCACAAGGTGGTGGAGGTAGTAATGTATCTGTTAATATTATTAATAACTCCAATGCCCAAGCAACAACGCAAGAGTCTACAGATTCCAGAGGAAATAGAAAAATTGAAGTTGTAATCGGAGATATGACAGCTAGTGAAGTGCAACGTAGTGGTAGTTCTTCACAAAAAGCTATGAAAAATACATTCGGTGTACAACCGCAACTAATTAGGAGATAAGTATGGCATATGCATATATCTGGCCTGTAACCTTACCACAGAAGCCTAACGTAAATTATTCTGAAACCAGTGGAACGTTGATTATTCGAACATCCACGGATGCTGGTCCAGCTAAGATGCGTAGGCGTGGAGCTAGAACAAATACGCTGCAAGTTTCGTTTGAAATGTCTACAGCTCAGGTAGAGATACTTCGAGAATTCACTGAAGATACTTTAAAAGGCGTTACACGTTTTGGTTTTACACATCCACGAACTAATGAAATTGTAGAGGTCAGGATTGTCCCACAACAGGACGGTGAACTATACTCAATTAACTATATTCTACCAGAATATTGGAGAGTTAATATGCAATTGGAAGTATTACCATGAGTCGATTAACCAGTATGTCGCCAGAAGCGATTAAGGCAGTATTCTCTCCAGATTCAGACGCAGACTTAATCTTTTTATTAACTGTCTATGACCCTCTTCATCCATCACAAGTAGTTGCAAGATTGTCAGACGGTTTTACACAAAGATTAAGCGAAACAGAAAATGAAGTAATCTATGGGGTAAGAAGTAATGGCAGTGATTTTATCTTCTTACCTATGGAGGTTGGTTTACCTACTGAAGAGGAAGCTCAGGCTCCGCGCTGTTCAATTACTTTGCACGATGTTACCAGATATATTATACCAATTATTAGAAATATTACAGCTCCACCACCTATTAAGATGGAGCTAGTATTATCGAAAACACCTGACATTGTGGAGGTATCTTTTGATGGTTTTTATATTAACAGTTTTACGTACAATGCAGATTCTGTAACTGCTAACCTCTCTATGATTGATTTGGAGAGAGAACCATTTCCAGCTCACTCTTTTACACCGAGATATTTCCCGGGTATGTTCTAATTACATTTTTATGAGGTATTAAATGTGGTCAAATAATTATATCGGCATTCCTTTTAAGTATAAAGGGAGAAACGAAGATGGCTTAGATTGTTGGGGTCTAGCTCGGCTCATTTATAAGAATGAGTATAATATTACCCTTCCATCCTTTAGTACTGAATATGAAGACAGTGATGCCGAACGTATCGCTGAACTTATTGCTCAGTACAAGGAGGGTTGGGATTCTATAGATACCCCTTCCGAAGGCACAGCTGTCGTATTCAGAATTCTAGGCCACGAATCTCATATCGGTGTTGCAGTTTCAAATACACATTTTATTCATGCAAGAGAAGGTTATGATTCAGCTATTGAATCTTTTGATTCACCTTACTGGAGAAAACGCATTGTCGGGCATTTTAAGTATAACTCTAATAAGGGTGTGATACTAAATACAGTACCGCATCCATTACGAACAGAGCGATACACCATGCCAGTTCCAGCAGGAACTAAATTGGACATATTAGCGGATTGGATTTTAAAAGAATATAATGTTGCCGAAGAAATTAAAAGTAAGGTTAATATTCTAGTTAATGGTAGAGTTATTGCAAAATCTGACTGGTCTTCTATTACTTTAAATGATAGTGATGTAGTTGAGTATCGAGCAGTACCTAATGGTGGTAACACAACGCGATTAATACTTACGCTTGCCGTTATGTATATTGCTTTTCAATTTGGTGGCGCTGTGGGCGGTCAAATGGGTTTTACAGGCGCTACGGCTCAAGCTGTTGGCTCTATGACAATCTCAATGATTGGTACTGTAGCAATTAATTATATTGCGCCTATCAGACCTCCAGACATGGGGCCAGACCCTAAAGACGCAGGTAGCGCTGAACGAGCTTTAATGGTTACTGGTGCTCAGAACCGTGGAACGCCTTATCAAGCTATTCCAGTGGTTTTAGGTAAAGTGCGTGTAACACCGCCATTAGGAGCTAACAACTATTTAACTTATGAAACCGAGCGCGATAATTACTTATCTATGTTATTAGTATGGGGCTATGGCCCATTAACTATTTATGAAGATACTTTCAGAATTGGTGAGCAAACTATTTCAAATTATACGGACTATACATTAGTTAATTTAGATAGAAAAACTACTGAGACATTTGACGATCTTACCAAATTCAATGCAATATATGGTTCAGATATCACACAAACAAATCCGCGATTAGAATTAGTTTGTGAAGGAAATCCAGAAACCACTGTAACTGCTGGACCTTGGGCTGAAGCTGTGTCAACTGAGACTGTGCATTCATTAACCGTTGCAATTCATTTTCCACAAGGTTTACGTAAAGTTAAAACTAAAGGTAATGGTGCAGGTGATAGCTTAAAAGCTCCAGTATCTTTTGATATGGAGTACTACTTTAACAATACTTGGATTAATCTAGGCTCTGTTACAATAGGTGCAGATTCACCTAAAAAGGACGCTTTTACATATACAAAAACTTTCTCAGTATATGCAGACGATTTACAACTTCCCCTATATAATGAAGGTTTAACCTTCAGAATTCGAAGAACTACTGGAGATAATGTTGAAGATAATCCAGATTACCGATATTATTTTCAAGCATATCTGCAAACTGTGACTTTTTCTCAGAATGCAGCCCCTGCTTCAGACCCAAACAACTGTAAGCTGGCAAAATCAGCTTTTAAAATTAAAGCTACAGATCAGTTAAATGGCTCTATTGAAGGTATTAATGCAATTGTTCAAACCTACGCTAAAGATTGGAATGGCTCGTCTTGGGTTTTAAATAGCACGAATAATCCAGCTTCACTATTTAGATATGTATTAGAACATCCTGCCAATGCTCAGAAGATTACAAGCACTTCTAAACTAGATTTAGTACAACTTCAACACTGGCATACATATTGTGCAAATAAAGGTTTTACCTTTAACTCTGTATTAGGAAGTCAGAAAAGTATTTTAGAAGTTCTAAGAGATATCTGCGCAGCTGGTCGTGCAAGTCCTGCATTAATAGATGGTAAATGGACAGTGACTATTGATGAAGAGAAACCTAATGTCATACAACATTTTACACCGCATAACAGTTGGGATTTTGAATCAACAAAAACTTTACCACGAATTCCAGACGGTCTACGAGTAACTTATTTTGATGAAGATCAGAATTATCAAGAGAGTGAAATTATTGTATACTCTGCAGGTAAGAATAGTGGTAACTCATCAATGTTTGAGTCTATTCAGTTACCTGGTGTAACTAAAAAATCTGCCGTAATCGATCATGCAAGATGGCACATTGCTCAAGCTAAACTCCGCCCTGAACTTTATACATTAAATACTGACATTGAGTATCTTGTATGTAATAGAGGTGATCGAGTTAAAGTAGCTCATGATGTGCCTATGTGGGGTGTCGGTAGTGGTCGAATTAAAAATAGAGTATCTAATGTCGTTTTTGATTTAGATGAACCTCAAACTTACGATTCCACTAAGGAATATTTAATAAGAGTTAGAGGCTCAAATGGAGCAAGCACTGTTAGAAATTTAGTGACTACTGCAACTGTTACTAGCTATTCTACATCGAATAATTATAGTACAGTTGTATTTGATGGTACAGGGCACCCATTCAGTATAGGTGCATATGTTAAAGTAACATTAGATACTGCTTCCGAGCATTATTTAGATATGCTAGTACAAATTACTGATATAACTGAAAACAGTGTAACCTACTATAATATCGAGGGTGATGATGAAGTAACAGCAGCCACTGGAACACTTACTCTTGCTGACGGATATATTACAAGGGTAAAATTAGATGATACAACTACTCAAGCCGAGGTAAATAGTTCAGACTTATTTATATTTGGTGAAATAGAGTCTGACTCTCAGGACTTGATTGTATTAAGTATTGAGCCTACAACTAACAAGTCTGCAAGGATTACGTTAATTGATTATGGAGTAACTTCAGACTATAATATTTTTACTGATTATTTAAACCTAACTGAAAATACTGTATTTGAATCACAAATAACATTACCAGCTAAATTACAATTAGGTAGTTTTAAGGAGAATCAAATCCCTGTTATTACTACACTTACCAGTAATGAAGCAGTAATGGAGAAAATTGCAGCAGGAGTATTTAAGTATAATCTTAAAGTCTCTTATTCCAATGTTTCAAATTTACCTAAAGCTACAGACTTAGTACAAGTTCAATATGACTTAGCTAGTTCTACAGACAATCTAAATAATAGATTAGTATCCGCAGATTTTATGCAAGGTTCTATAACTGTGCCAGATGTGACAGAAGGTGAAAATTATAAGTTGCGTATCAGATATGTCTCCGCTGAAAGTAAGGTTGGCCCTTGGTCAGATTGGGTTACAACAACTATTGTTGGTAAAACAACTCAACCTAGTGCAGTAACTAACTTTAATACTGAGGCAGATTCTACAACAGGCAGACTTTTGTTAAGTTGGGATAATAACTCTGAAGTTGATATTAAAGGTTATGAAGTACGGACAGAAGATGCCGAATGGGGTTCAAATACTAATAGGCCCTTCTACGGTTCGGCAAATAGTTGCACTGTGCCTCCAGAAGATGCTGAACATACTAGAACATTCTACATTAGAGCTTTTGACTATGGTGATAACTACAGTGTAAGTTCTACCAGTGTAACCTTTACTGCACCATTACCAAATCAAGTTACTAACTTAAGTTATGTATATGGCACTACTAGTAACACTAATTCAACTGTAACTTTCAGTTGGGATTCACCTGTTGGTTCTTTATTTACAGTTAAACATTATATTGTGAAAGTATCAAAACCAAACGTAGCTGATGAAATATTAGTTACTGCAAGCACTAAATTTACAACTAGTGCGGATTGGTTAGGTAATGCGAAACTTTCAATTATTACTGTAGATATGGCTAACAGTCAAAGTGCTGCGGCAGAGTTAACTGTACCTAAGTATGCACCAAATCCTCTTGTTACATTAGACACAGAAGTTGTAGATAATAACGTTCTACTTCGTTGGGAGTTTCCAGCTGTAACTAGTTTACCAATAGCTCAAGTTATGATTAAACGTGGCGAGACATGGGAGACTGCAGATAAAATTATCGGAACTAAAACTGGTACATTCACATCGGTATTTGAATTGTCAGGTGGTCGCTACACTTATTGGGTTGCTACTGTTGATACAGACAATAGAGAATCTACACCACTAGCAGTTTCTGTAACAGTTTCACAACCCCCTGATTTCGTTTTTAATGCAGAATACAGAAGTACTTTTGATAGTACAAGAGTTAATGCAGCTAAAATTGTTAACAGTTCAAGTCTACTTATGCTTGTAGATACTTCTGAAACATGGGCAGAGCATTTTAGTTCTAATTCTTGGGCTAATCCTCAAGCACAGATAAATGCAGGTTATGGTTATTATGCGTTGCCAGCCTTAAGTTCAGCTTCTTATCAAGAAGTGTTCGACTATGGGCAAGTTCTTGCAAGTAGTAGTATTACAGTCAGTCAACTTGGTATAGCAATCTCTGGAACACCTAACGTATATGTACAAATTGAAACCAGTTTAGATAACATAACGTGGACTACTCCACAAAATGTTACTTCAATTTTTGCATTTAATTTTAGGTATATTAGAGTTACCGTTGTGGCTACATCCAGTGCAGATCAAAACTTATACATGTTAACACATTTGGTAGTACGTTTAGATAATAAACAAATTACAGATGCTGGCAATATGTCTGCAGTTAGTTCAGATACAAGCGGGACAATTGTAAACTTTAACAAAGAGTTTATCGATATTCAGAGTATTAACCTGACAGCAGCTGGAACAACACCTATTACAGCTATGTACGATCATAAGGATTCAGTTTTAAACGGAACTTATAATCTTACAAATAATATATGTACAGTCGATATAAATTCGCATGGCTTAATTACTGGACAAAATGTACGATTAGCATTCTTAACTGGTGAGGCAACTAATGGTGTCTACACTATCACCAGAATTAATGACAATCAGTACACTGTAATATTAGACGGTGTAGCAGACACTTCAGGTACTCTTTCAACATATGCTCAATCAATGCGAGTATATACATTCAATTCAACATCTGGCACTAGAACATCTGCTCAAGTTAGCTGGCAAATTAGAG